ATGTAGGTCCTGCTAAGGCTCACCAAGCGCCTTCCGTCAAGAGTGTTGGTATTACTGGTCAAATGACTGGTAGCCGAGCCAACCTCCTGATCTTTGATGACGTGGAGGTTCCTGGTAACTCCGCAACAGACATGCAACGGGAGAAGCTCCTTCAACTGGTGACAGAGGCTGAAGCCATCTTGATACCTGAAGGTAACTCCAGGATCATGTTCCTAGGGACTCCCCAGAGCGTCTTCTCTATCTACAGGAAGCTGGCTGAGAGAAGCTACAAGCCCTTTGTCTGGCCTGCTAGGTATCCCCGTAAGGTTAGTGGCTATGAAGGCTTCCTGGCCCCAGAGCTGGAACAAGACCTTAGTGACAAGGGATTGGATGCTCTGCAATGGCTTCCAACCGATACCCGCTTCTCAGACTTCGATCTGATTGAGCGGGAAGCAGCGATGGGTCGGAGCAACTTCATGCTCCAGTTCATGTTGGATACCTCCCTCTCTGATGCGGAGAAGTTCCCCCTCAAGTTCCAAGACCTGATCGTTACCCCCGTTAATCCTGACCAGGGTCCTGAAAACATTGTCTGGTCCTGTGACCCCAGGAACGTCCTGAAGGAGCTTCCGGCGGTTGGTCTGCCCGGAGATAGGTATTACTCCCCAATGGCCCTTCAGGGCGATTACAGGCCCTACTCAGAAACTCTCTGTGCCCTAGACCCCTCAGGTCGCGGTACTGATGAGACGGTAGCAGTCTATCTCTCCCAACTCAACGGCCTTATCTACGTCAGAGAGATCAAGGCCTTTAAGGATGGCTACTCAGATACCACTCTCCGTAACATCCTTTCTGGCTGCAGATCCCATAAGGCAACCAAACTCCTAATTGAATCCAACTTTGGAGATGGCATGGTCTCGGAGCTGATGAAGCGTCATGCCGTGGAGATGAAGGTCTCCATTGACTTTGAAGAGGTCAGAGCCACAACCCGTAAAGAAGAGCGCATCATTGACACCCTGGAGCCTCTCCTTAACCAACATCGCTTGGTCATTGACCCTAAGGTGCTGGACTGGGACTACAGGTCCAATCCTGATGATGCTCCTGAGAGTCGTATCCAATACATGCTGGCTTACCAGTTCTCCCGTATCTGCCGTGAGAAGGGGGCCATCAAACATGACGACAGATTGGATGCCCTTGCCCTTGGGTGTAAGTATTTCCTGGATGCAGTAGCCCTATCGGCGCAGCAGGAGATGGTCGGACGACGAAGGGAGGAATGGAAGTTCATGATCCAAGCCTTCATTGATGATCCCCAGACAGCAACCAACCTTCTGGTCCTAGGAGCTACCCCTTCCCAGATGCGGCAAGGGTCGAAAACCCAGCTCCAGACTTGGATCTGATGACCCTAGGACCATGTTTGAAGGGCTCGGTAGGCTTCCCGCCTCCGGCCCCTCTTACATACCAAATACCAATGCCGCGTACTTACCCCAAGTTCCAGCCAATGGATACCTCCTTTGGAGATGCCTCTATTGCTGTGACTGATGGTGTGGAGACGGTCAACAAAACCGTAAACCAACTCCTGGCTCAAATTGCCACTGCCTTTGATACTTACAAAGCAGTTGATGGTGACACCATTGGTCAAGCCTCCACGGTTACCTTTTAACTACTAACAGCCGTAGCTCAGGGCTTTGTACTGAGTTAGCAGGGAGTGGTGCCCCTGTGCTGTGGAACAGCGAATCAAAGGTCTATGTCCTCGTGATATAGGCCTGACTCCTTCCATAGTCCTGTCTCCTAAGGAGCACCAATGTTTAATGCTTTATTTCTTGTCCCCTTCGGGGAACGGGTATGGACTAATAAGGGATTCCGTCAATCCTTAGGAGACCTTCACAACACAATTGATCGACTGTGGGACGTAACTACCCCACCGCCAAAGGCTTAGAGGGCCACCTTTGGAATGACACAACTTCACCTGAAAAGGTGGAGGGCCGAGGGCCGTGTAGGAGAGACAAGAAGACGAACGTAGTGAGTCTTCGCAGTCGATCCGTCTCACGGCATGGTTATGGCTTATTGGGAATGACAATGACCAATAATCATAATCATCAAGGCTAACCTAATAACTTACCTCTTATCAATACTAGCTATATGTCTTACCTATAAGAGGGACGGGCGGAGCCCGGCCTTATAGGCCTACATATATAGCCTATTCATAATATCAATATACACCTAGTATTACTATTACTAATAACCTATCCTATCTACCTCCTGCTAGCTGACTATAGGAGTCTTATAGGAGGGGTTTAAGGGGAGGAGATGTATTAGGTCTATCACCGTATCACCATTACCACCTCCTATGACTGCTGCTGTATCCCTTGTCTCTATCACCCCAGATGCTCAACACCTTATTGCCTACTGTGCAAGAGTCTCTAATCCCAGTAACCAACAGAACTTGGATACTGAAGACAAGCTACTACGATACCTGATTAACAACAAACATTGGTCTCCCTTTGAGATGGCTCATATGGTGGTGGAGATAAACACTACCCGAGCTATAGCAGCTCAGATCCTTCGTCATCGCTCCTTCTCCTTTCAGGAGTTCTCTCAGCGGTATGCCGACGTAACACAGATGGGAGCTGCTGTGGTTCCTAGTCTTCGTAGACAGGATAAGACCAATAGACAGAACTCTATTGATGATCTAGATGTGAGGAGTAAGGAGCTCTTCTATCGGCGTATAGGACAGCTCTTTGCTGAGTCTGATGACCTCTATAGAGAGATGGTCTCTAGTGGTGTGGCTAAGGAGTGTGCAAGAGCTGTTCTCCCCTTGGCGTCTCCTAGCCGTCTCTATATGGCTGGATCGGTTAGGTCATTCATTCATTACTGCCAGGTGCGGTGTGATGAGAGTACCCAGCTAGAGCATCGAGTCCTTGCTGAGAAAGTACGTCAAATCTTGCATCAACAGATCCCTGCTTTAAAGGCTAATGAATAACTCCTATGACAGGGATAATCCTATTAGCCTCCCAGAGGCCCCTGTAAGCCCCTCAGAGGCCCTTGAAGGGGTGTGTAAGCAGTATGGCATATATCGGATGGTTGAAGGGCCTTGTAGGCCTTCCTC